CGCACAGAAACCCAGTGGGTATACATTGTTGCCACCAGAAACGCCTCTAGCCAAGGCAAATGGTACATGCTGACCTCTGCTGGTATTAGCAACATTACCCCTGGTGTTGGTGCTAATCCTTCTGTGTTTCTGCCTGGATATACCGCTGGTTTGAATATCACCACTTCATGGGTTGGTGGTGTTTTCTTTGCAAACGATACATTGACCAACCCCATGTATTTCTTGCCAACCTCTAACGAAATGACGGTTACGTCTAACGCCTCTTGGAATTACGATGTTGGGGTNACNAGCACNACTGCTGGTTTTGTCAGAAACTATTGCTCTCCAAACGTAGGCAACATTTTGATTGCAGGTAACCTAACCAAGGTTTCTGGTGGTATTCAAAGTAACTTTCCAACAACAGTTCGCTGGTCACAATCTTTTGCCAATACAGGTATTCCCAATACATGGGAGCCTACTCTGTCAAACATTGCCAACGAGCAAGAGGTTCCTGTTCGTGGTCCATTGATTGACGGCTTCTTTTTTGGTGGCAACTTCTATGTTTGCTCCTATTGGGATACTGTTGTTTTTTCTCCAATCAACTACCAAAACTCCACTGCTCCAGTATTTGGTTTGCGCCTGTTAAACCAAGGTAGGGGGTTGCTGAACAACAATTGCTGGTCTGGTACTGACGCTAATGTGTATGGCGTAGATTCTCGGGATATCTGGGTATTTGATGGCAACACCTTCCAATCACTTGGCAACCAAAAAGTAAAAAACTACTTTTACAACAATATAAGCACAACATATTCTGACCGTATATTTATGGTCAACAACACTCAAAAGAACCAGATTGAGATCTATTACCCTGATCTAACTTCTACTGGCTATTGCAACAAAATGCTTTCTTGGAGATATGACATCCAAGTTTGGAATGCTCCTAAAGACATTGCCAATGCTTGCATGGGTACAGAGGGCCCTCAGTTTATTTCTGGTAGTTTTAAACTGGCTTCTCGTGTTGTTACTTATGCCCGTGGTGGTGTGACTGATCAAAAACTGATCCAGACCAACATTGGTAATTCGTTTATTAACGCTGCTGCAATTCCTGTGTTGTTTGAGCGTAACAACGTGGTTTTGCAATCAGACAAAGGTCCGATCCCATACAGCTCCAAAGTGTATATACACAGACTGCTTCCTGAGATCTCGGGTACTGGTGCTATCAACATCTCTGTTGGTGGTGCTAACTCAACTGCTCAAACCCCTGTATATGGTCAAACAGGAACCACTGAAATTGATACAAATAGCCCCTGGGTGACAACTCAACAAAACGCTGTTCGCACTGTATCGGTTAAGGTTGAAACCAATGATGCGACAAACACTTGGAACATGACTGCTATGAACTGGCAAGCAACCCTTGTTGAGGATGCTTTCTAATGCCATTCGCACTAGACTCCAATCCATCCAACATTGAGCTGTCGGATGCTATCAATTACCTGCTGGGTAACTTTGGTGCAAACCTGAGTGCTGACCCCAATACAGGTCTGATTACAGGCCCAACAGGTCAAACCATTGCTTACCTGTACAAGTATCTGTCTATCAAATACGCAGACAGTGCTGACGGCTCACTTAACTTCAGCAACTCACCAACTAACCGTTTGTATTACGGTGCTAGAAACAACAACAGTTCTGTTGAGTCAACAAACCCTGCTGACTACATTTGGCTTCAAGTTGCTGGTGGTTTTAGCACTACCAAGTTTCTGTTTTACAGGGTAAGTGGTGGTCGTCAGATTGAGTTCTTTGTTGGAACAACTGCTCCTGGTTATGGGTGGGAGCAAGATGACGGTACTGCTATTGATCTTGATGCCATCAGCATCACCATTACTGCAACGCCAACCATCTATTTATGGACAGGATCGTCTACTCCTCCTGCTAGACCATCGACATCAACGACCTACACTTGGCTTACAGGAACTTACACAGCTCCTGCTGGGTGGTCTATTGATGTTCCTTCAAACACCACCCCTGGTGATTTTCTGTGGGAAATCTCTATCACCATTGTGCAAACTGGTGGCATTAACACGGCAACACTGGATTGGCCCAATGCTATCTATCCTATTCGTGCTGTTGGCTACAACGGTGAAGATGGAGCGCCTGGAGCCAACGGCAACAGTGCTTTAACGGCCTACAGAGCGCAAGATCAGGCTCTTGCTGCACCTACCTTTACCACCCCAACATCAGGCCCTAATGCCCCTGCTGGATGGAGTCTTGGTACACCTGCTGTTTCTGTTGGTCANGTGCTTTGGTACATCCAAGGTGAATACAACAGTTCAGCAACAGTAACCATNAANGGTGTGGCTCCNAACACCACTCGTTGGACAGGTCCTATTGCTGCAAGTGTTTTCCAAGACATCAGGTCTGACAACTGGAACGGTTCTAACCCTCCAACTTTTGGATCTCCCGGTACTTGGGGCACTGCTGGTTACTACATCTCTAGGTCTACTGGCACAGCCATTCTGAACAACCTTGGGGCTAGGGGAACAATCCAATCGGGCTCATCTCCTGCTATCAGTGGCTCATCTATGTCAGGTGCTGGTGCTGTTATCAACAATGACGGAACATTTGCTGTTGGTGACTCTTCAAACAACATTACTTACAACGGCTCAACAATCAATTTGAATGGCAACATTGTTGCTGCTGGTAACTTGAAAGAAGGAACATCTACCACCCAAAGTGGCAACACCTTTGGTTTTGGTAACGGCACTTCAGTGTTTGGTATTGCAACTGCTGGCTTCTTTAAAAGCTCTAACGCAGGAACTGCTGGCTTAGCTGGTATTGCAACTCAAAGCGTTGGTATCGCTGGGAATACGGCTTCTACAAGCTCGTATGGCGCTTTGTTTTCAAACACCTATGGCTATGACAGCATCAGTGCCATTTATGTTGTTACAGGTTTGAGTGTTGCTGGACCCAACTTTGGCATATTCACACAGCGCAGAAGCTCCCAGTCAGGCGCTGCCTCTGAAGGCGCTCCTGGACCAAACACTGCTGCGTATTCCTATCTAGCATACCTGTCCGGCACAGACCATTACGGCGGCAGACTGTTCACGACAAACACCAGTGGCGTGGATGTCCGTGGAATTGTTGCTGGTGGTCCAACTTACGGTCTGACTGTTGTTGGTGGAACTGCTCCATTTACTGGTTGCCACGATGGCTTGATGCTNAAAGGAACTACTGCTGTTCCCGGTGACATCATTGTTGACACTGGCGTTATCGTTGCAACGTCTGGCGTTACCGATACGATTACTGAAGTTACACCAAGCACAACTGCCAACCAAAAGGGTGCTATCGGGGTGTTTGCTGCTATCAGTACGGTGACCCCTTACATCTTGCAGGTTCCTGTCATTGTTCCTGTTTGGCAACATGACGAGTGGGTTGATACGGTGGAATATGAGTTGAACCCGATTTACCAACCTATTGTTGATACGCACGACTATGTGGCAATTAACAGTGTTGGTGAAGGCCAGATTAACGTCTGTGGTGAAAATGGGAACTTCCAAGTTGGTGATTTGATTGTTTGCTCTTCTACTGCTGGCAAGGGGATGAAGCAGGGTGACGATATTGTCAGAAGCAGCACTGTTGCCAAAATCAGGGAAAATGTGGCATTTACTTCATCTACAGAAGTAAAGCTTGTTTCGTGCATTTACATGTGCGGTTAAAGGAAAAATATGGGAATGCAATCAGCTCAAGTCCAATCAGGGACTCAACCTCAAGGCAAGGGGTTTGCACAACCTGTAAACCCTCCTACTCAGGGCAATATGCCCCAAGGGATGCCACAGTCCAGCAGAGGCAAGGGTAGTACAACCAATGCTGCCACTTCTGGTCAACCAACTTATGGTCAGCCAAACAACTATCCAAATACTGTTGGACAGTGGGATAATGCAAGCATTCAACGAACTAACCAGCAACCTATGGGTGGCGGGAAAGGCAAAGGCTAAATATGGGCGGCGGAAAAGGTAGCAGTTCTTCGGCTCCAGTAGTCACAGAAGAACAAAAAGAACTTCTAAGACAGCAAACTGGGTTTCTCACAAACACAGCATATCCTGCTTACCAAAGAACAATTGGTGAAGCTAGTGATGTCTACAACCAAGTTAACCCTGCTACAACCACTGTTGCTCAAACGGCAATGGATGTCAGCAATCGATCTGGTCAACTGCAAGAAACTGCTGGACGGGGTGCTTTGACAACAGGCATTACTGGTCAGGGAAACTTAGCAGGGTTTCAAGAAGGCATGGGCCGTGGTTTGTTTGCGGGTGGTGCTGGTCAACTTGGCGCACTGTTCTCGCCTCAATACAAGCAAGAGCAGATCCAAGCATCCTTGCAACCTGCTCGTGAAGAGATTCGTGAGCAAATGGGTCAACAAGCAGCTTTGTTTGGTGGATCTGGTGGTTTAGGGTCTTCTCGTCAAGCACTGGCTTCTCGCAACCTTGCATCTCTTGGTGAACAGCGCTTGGGATCTGTTGCTGCTCAAACATCCGCTGGTGTTGAAAGCCAACGTCAACGTGCTGCTGAATCCTTAATGGGTGCTGGTGCTGGTGCTTTGGGTCAAGCAGGTAGCTTGTTTGGCTCTTTGACAGGTGCTGGTCAACAAGGCTTAACTGCTGCCCAACAATCGGCTGCTAGTCGTATTGGTTTTGCTGGCGCTCCACAGGATGTGTTGTCCAAGTACGCATCTGTTATTTACGGTACACCACAAGCTTCTACAACGCCCAACTTTGCTGGCACACAAGGCCAGAAAACAAGCAGCAAGGGCTTTGGCTTCTAAGGAACAATCATGGCAGCAGAAACACCTTTCGGCGCAAGCTTTGGAGATCCTCGCAGATACATGGGGCAAAGTCCTCTTGCTGAAATTGGCAAGGCGCTTAAAACTGGCGGCATTCTTTATGGGTTGCAAAAGTCTGGCGCTATAGAAGCTTTGGACCAAATGGGAATTAAGTCCGATGGAAAAGGTGGGTTTAATCTTCCACAACCTGCTGGCTCTGTTCCTCCTGCCACTCGGTCAATGGGCGCTCAACCTGTAGCTCCTCAACAGTTTGGGGCAGTTCCTCCTGCTCCTATGGCTCCTATGGCTCCTGCTGCTCTTGGGCCTCAAATAACGCCATTGCCGGACTCTGGCCCTTCTAATGTTCAGATCAATACATTTGCTCCACCACCACCAGATGCTGGTCGGCAAATATTGGATGGAACATTTAAGCCTCAGTCTTCTGCTGTTGATGTAACCAATGAAACTGACTTCAACCCATTTGTTCCTGATACAGGCAATCAAGTTGCTTTGACAGGCAATGAGTATCAGCAGACTCCTGGCTTTGGAAGTTCTAAAGACAAAGCTGGCAAACTAATGAAAATCATGGGGATGGGATAAACATCATGCAAGACACAATGAACCCTCCAGCTCCAGCAGTCACTGCATATCCAAGTGCATTGATTGATGCTGCCCAAATTAAAAATCAAGCCAACCAAGACCTTCAAACAAGGAACGTAGATGGTTTGTTAAGCACCGCAACAAAGATGGGCTCAGGCACTCCTGAAGGCCGTGCAATTGTTGAAACAGTTAAAGACATTCAAGACCGTGGCTTTCAATTTAAAACACTGACTGCTCCTATTGAGAATGCTAAGTCTGACAGTGAACGCAACCTTGCTGCTGCAAATGCTTTGCGTAACGTGACTGAGCAGCCTTTGTACGGTCAAGCTTTAGTTGCTTTTATGATGGGCAACAAAGAAGCTGCGTTTAACTTGGCAACAGGTGGTCAAGTCAAAACATCTGTAGAGTTTGCCAAAGACAACGGCAACATTATTGAAGTACGGGCTAATGCCCTTGGTCAACCTCAAAGCTACTTTGATCGTGGCTTGGGCAGGGTTCTAACACCCGAAGAATACTCTCAGCGTGGTGGTAGTGTTACCGACTTTGACCGAACTCTTGCAGGTAAAAACCTTGAGCAAAACCGTGGCAAGTACAACCAAGCCTTCAGTGAAGAAAAGGTTGCAAACAGGGCTTTGTTTACAGCGTTTAACGGCATCAATGGCAAGGTAGATACGTTAGACAAGCTTGTGTCTAATTTGAAGTTTGGCCTTCCTGGTGATGTGTATGCCAATCTGGTTGGCACTTTGTCTACCGCACAAGGTCAGTCAAGCACCAAATCTGATTCATCCACTTACTTGAACCAAATCCAAGAAAATGCTTCTGCTGGTCGAGGCCAGAAAATTGACGCTGCCCTTGCTGCAAAGCTTGGCATCCCCAATAAGTATCTTGGCGAAACATTCTCGATTGATGGCAAATACTTGGTGTCAAAAGACAACTCGGTTCGAGTTAGCACAGATGGATTGAAGCAACAAACAGACAGTGCAAGTCTTGCTTCTGAAACATCTAAAAACACTAATTCCAACTTAGAAAGTGTTTTGACTTCAGAAAGCTTTAAGGCTGCTATTGCTGGCAAATCTAAAGAAGAGCAAGGAAAAATTGTTCAGCAAATGAGAGCTGCTCTGACCTTGAGCAACGAGATTGGTTCTGAGATTAACAAAACGGTAGACAAGTACGGTAAGCCTTCTTTTATCTCTTTGCCTACATCTGTAACTTTTGCAGATCCTCAATCCCAGTTCATGATTCAACTTGAAACATTGCGTCAGAACAGGGACATGATTAATGCGTATGCTCCATACTTTGAAGAGACTGCTGGTGTTTACGACAATGCAAAAACATTGCCCGTACCTGGGACCATTGGGGCCAACTTTGTAAACAAAGACATCTTCAAAGAGATCCGTAACAATTACGCTGAAAAGATTCAGCAGATTGTAAATACAGATTTTTCAAATCGTTCTGCAAGACAAGCACAACCAACAGCACAACCAGCAAAATCATCTGCTCCTGTTGCCCCTCCAAAGGCTTCCACTGGTGGCGGTGGTTCACTTGCCGAGCAAGCTGCAGCAGAATTAAAACGCCGTCAGAAAGGTAAGTAACATGTCATTAGACCTTTCCAAGTTTTCCGATGAAGAGCTTAAATCTATTGCTTCTGGCAATTTAAAAGATTTGTCGGAAGACACTTTGCGTCTAATTTCAGGCGCACAACCTCCTGCTGGCGCTGTTCCACCTTCTGCAATTAGCAGTGGACCCGATACTGCTGCTAAATTTCAAGCAGAAGCTGACACTAAGAGGGCTGCAATTGTTCAAGGCTATGAGGAAAGCAGCAAGAAGGACGCATCACAATCTCCAATGACAATGGAGGGTGTTTTAACATCAACCCCTGCATTAGTTACTGGTGCTGCTTTGCTTGGCGCACTGACTACATATGCTGCCCCTAAGGTGTACAAGGGCATCAAAGAACGCTACATGACCCAAGCACCTGAGATCAATCGCAACATTGATATCCCTACTGGTGGGTTCTTTGACGTTCCACCAAATCCAAACATAAACCCTGTTAATCAACCTGAAGCTCAAGCTATGGACAAGCTTCGCAGAGCAGAAGAATTGGCTGAAGCCAACAGGCAGCTTGGCATAGGTGATAACAAGCCTGTAGCTCCCGGTCCAATTGCACGGATTCCATTGCCAAGGGGTGCTGTTAACCCTGCTATGTTTCGCTCATCACCAAAGGCTCCAAAATTTGATACGCCGCCATCAACACCATTTAGCGCAGCCCCTCTTGACGCTCCTGCGCCAACACCTACTGCTGGTCCCGGCTCTCCTGTAACAACCATAGTTACTGACACCGTCAAAGATATGATTCAGGAAGCACCTGCTCAACCTATGGCACAACAGCCTGTTCCGCCTGTGTATCCAAAAGCAGGAACAAAATTTAAGACTGAAGCTGATCTTCCACCAGGGTTTGTCGCTCGTTACGATGTTGGCAACAAAGACCGATCACTAGGCAATATTCTTGGCCTAGAAAATCGTGCATATGCTCGTGACATGTTTAATGAAGGTAAGCCATTTGGGCAATCACTACCTGGAAAAAACCAAGCAAACATTGATGTTTCCAATTTAACAAGAAGGTATTTTGAAGAACTTCAAAGTCAAATCCCAGAAACATTACTTGGTCGTGATGCAAGGCAAGCACAAAAAATACCTTCTGAATTTGGAGTATTTGCAAAAAATACAAACTTTGGCACGGGTGTAAAAATTGGCGGTAGAGCTGCAACAATTTTTGCTGCTGCGGATATTGCTAATGCTGCCCAACAAGGAAATTATGGCGGGGCTGCCGTACAAGCTGCCGATGTTGCAACTGATTATTTGCCTATCATTGGTCAAATTAAACAAGCTTTAAGCCCATCATCTGCTGGTGAGGGCTCTACACTCCCCGCAAACATTCGACAAATGCAAAATGAAGCAATGCTTCTTGGAAGCCCTTACGCTCAATCTCCACAATCTGTAAAGTTTAGGCAAGAGCAGGAATACATTCGTAAAATTGGTGGTCGTACAGGGGCTGCTGTACCTCCTCAATATCGGAGATGATTCATGGACAAAGAAGTATCACATGCAGAAATCTATGCTCGTTTAATACTGGTTGAAGAAAAAGTAGATCGTATTGATACCAATACCCAAGGCGTAGTAAAAGCTTTTGAGGCTGCTGCTGGTGCTTTTTTGGTTCTTGAAATGCTTGGAAAGATTGCAAAACCTGTACTGTTTATAAGTGGGTTATTTGCTTTTATTGCTATTTGGTGGCAAACAATTAAAGACCACATAAAATGAAAGATTGGGCCATTGCATTTATTGCAGCGGCTCTATTGGTTTCATTCATCGTCTGGTGTTTAAAGATTTTCTGGTGGGCTTATGCTGGCTGAACTTGCTGCCGCCAATGCGGCCTTTGCTGTTATTAAAGGCGCACTAGCAAATGGCAAGGACTTGTCTGACCTTGGCTCACGGGTCTTTGACTACTTTGATAACAAAGCCAAGATACAAGCAAAGGTCAATGAGAAGGGTAATCGCTCAGACATTGAAGAGTTCTTTGCCCTTGAAAAGCTAAACGCTCAAGAAGTTGAACTGCGTGAACGCATGATCTACGCTGGTCGTCCAGGTATGTGGCAGGATTGGCAGAAGTACCAAGCAGCAGCAGCTCGTAGACGTAGGGAAGAAAAAGAGGCAGAGATCAAGGCCATCAGGGCTCGTAGAGCAAAGACAAAGCAATTGATTGAGTATTTTGCAATTGGTATTTCTACAGTTATTCTGGCTGTTATGTTGATCTACGGCATCATCATCTACATGATGTACATCAAAAAATGAGCGACAAACCTGAAACCATTGTGGACAAGGTACTGGCTTATGTAGACAGTCCCTTTAAGCTTTTTTCAGCCATTCTTATGGGGGTCATTGTTTTCTCTGGTTACTTTCTTTGGCAGAACCAAGAGTTTATGAGGGATGCTTACAAGGAATCTAAAAAGCTGCCTGAGATCAATACAGCAAGAGCCGATGATGCAAGCTCAATGCTTTTAAAGAAGACGGGGGCTACTGTTGTTGCAGTGTTTAAAGTCAACCCATTGTTTAACAGTCGTGTGCTTTACAAGGCTTACACAAAAGATGGCAGGGACAAATCCATTGAGGATATCGATGTAGGGCTGTTTAGTCAGAACACTGCTAACAATAGCGATGTCGTCAAGTTGATGACCAATGAGATTCCTTGCGGGGATTACCGCTATGCCCAATCAGAAGTGGGACTGTGGTACTTAGAGAAAGGTGTGACCTATACATGCCGTATAAGCGTTCCACCTGACTCACATCGTTTTGTAGGCCAGATAACTGTGGGTTGGGCTGAACCACCTACGGATATTGAGCAGACAAAGTTCATGCTGGAGATTGCCGGCGCAATGCTAACCAAGAGAGGTAATTGATGTTTCCATTAACCGCATTACTTGAAGTAGGTGGCAAGCTTATTGATAAGCTTATCCCTGATCCTGAAGCCAAAGCCAAAGCACAACTTGATCTAGCAAAGATGGCTCAAGATGGTGAGTTGGCAAAAATGGCTAATGAGACTGAGCTTTACAAAACAGAGCAAAACAACCTTACAGACCGCCTTAAAGCAGATATGAGTAGTGACTCATGGCTGTCCAAAAACATTCGCCCTATGACCCTTCTGATGATCCTGGGAGGGTATTTCACCTTTGCCATGATGTCAGCCTTTGACTACGACACTAATCAGTCTTACGTCCAGTTGCTGGGCCAGTGGGGAATGCTGGTCATGTCCTTTTACTTTGGGGGACGGACCCTTGAAAAGATCATGGACATGAAGGCAAATAAAGACAAGGAAGCAAAGTGATTACTGCTGAACAACTTAAAGAACTCAAGATTGATGACGATTGGCTAGAGCCTTTGAATGAAGCTATGCAAAGGTATGAAATCAACACACCATTGCGAATGGCGGCGTTTATTGGTCAATGCGCTCACGAGTCAGGTAACTTCAAGACTTTGCAAGAAAACTTAAATTATTCAGCAGAAGCTTTATGCCGTGTTTGGCCTAGCCGATTTCCAAATCTTCAGGCAGCACAGCCGTATCACCGCAATCCCGACAAGATCGCAAACAAGGTATACGGTGGTCGTATGGGGAATGGAACCGAAGAAACCGAGGAAGGTAGTCTGTATAAAGGCCGTGGCCTGATCCAGTTGACCGGGAAGGATAACTACACTCTCTGTGGGGATGCCTTGCAAGAGGACTTTATTCATTCGCCTGACCTTTTGTTGTCTCCAAAATATGCCACTTTGAGTGCTGCATGGTTTTGGAATAAGCGTGGCCTAAACAAAGAGGCCGATGCAAAAGACTACACCGCCATGACCAAGAAGATCAATGGGGGTGTAATCGGGTTAGAGGACCGTATCAAGCACATTAATCATGCGCTAGAAGTCTTGGCCTGATACTCAAGCTCAAGCAGCAGTTCTAGGTAATGAATTGCTTTCTTGATGTCAGCAGCTCCATTTTTTTCCTTGTGACGGGTAACGTATTTCACTACGTTGCCTTCACAAAACCCTAAATCGTTAGCAAGAATGTAAACAATGGGCTGGATGCCTTTGTCTTTGTAGTGGTTACCTGATACCTGTTTATCAAGGGCAGATGGCGGTACACACACAATTGGTGTGCAGCCATGTATTTCACAGATCTCTGGTGTTGGGCAAGTATCGCAAAGCATCACAACTCCTTAACAAAAACACCATTTGGCATCAAAGTTCCTTTACGGTCCTTGATTTCTTGGTAGGCCATCTTTATGCAGCTCACCAAATTAATGTCTTGCAAAGCGCAATAGTTGATCAAGCAGACCATCACATCGCCAACTCCATCAACAATGCCTTCAGGATCTCTCTTGATGGTGGCATCTGCCAGCTCACCAAGTTCAGACATTGCCTTTAACAGTTGTGTTTCAGGGCTTGAATTTGGAATAATCCTTCGAGCTTCTGCCCATTGGATAATTTGCATTTCGACATCTGCGTAACTCATATTCATCCTTTGGCAAGCAGCCAAACACGCAATCCACCCTCTTCCTTACGGGTAGAGATCACCTTATCAGGGTAGACCTTCTTTGAGTTATTGATCTGTGCTCGGATGTAGCTGATCTTTTTAGAGTCAGTACAGGGGATCAAGAAAGAATCACCCACTTCCATTTGGTCAAATGGATAAGCTTTTCTTGAAGACAGGGGAATGTTTTTTTCAATTGTGAACATGGTTTTCTTTTATAAAGGGGGCCTACTCGCTGCGTCTGGTCGTGGATGAACCCACAAGTTCGCCAGCATCCGCTTTCGGCCCCAAAAATTAATGGGTTTTAGTAACTTACATTACTAGTTGCAAGCCTAAAAAGGCATATCGTCATCAATAAAATCAGGCTTAGGCTTACGGGTAGGCTCAGAACTTTGACGGGGGGTGTCTTGTTTTTCACGAACAGAAAGGCTCAAGAAAGTCTTGCCTGTCTTCTCTGACTTCTTCTTCCATCCAGAAAGCCAGTAGTCCTTACCCCCTATGTTGATAGACCCGTTGTAATCAGGGTGCTTNTCTGTTTCTTTNTTGTCATTGGTAAACAATGANCCNTTATCAGTTTTATCGTATTCCATGTATTACCCTTTTGCTTTTTTAAGTGCTGAACGCACAGTGGATGACATTTGGTTAGCCAACCAGACACGCTGATCAGCTTCCAATGCCTGTTCATCAATCATTGCAAGGGACTCTGCTGCCTTCCCCTGGTTGACCAATTCTTCTACGCTACTTGCCAAATCACGCAAGAAACTCTTAATGTCCTCAGGAAGGTCGTCACCAATGCCACCACGAGGGGTTACAACAGGTGCTGTACCCTTGACCCCAGTAGTTGCATCCAACGCATCGTGTTCAACGATTTCAAGCGCTGCAACCCACAAATAGCGTCTAAGGTAGGTCTGTACTGCCCCAAGGTTTTGGACCTCGTGACAGCCCTTTAAAGCTGCGCTAGACATNGGTGTTTCAATGACGATCATCTCTTCTGGNTTGTCGTTGTTGACAATCCGCATGTCTGCTGTTTCTTTGCCAAAGCTGATGATGGCTGTCAATCCAACCTCATCCAAAATTCTTAAGGCTGGAATGATGAAGTCACCAAGCTCAAAGTATTTGTAGCCAGCAAACTTGTTGTGGCCTGACTTTTTCAATTCAATACTGTGAAACTTATGACGAGCATCATTAAGTTTTTTATAGACATTCATTGCATTACTTTCCAAATGTTGCATCGTATTCATCTTGAATGATGTCACGTTGGGTGTCATCATCAAAGTCTTCAAAGTTGATAAAGTGGTTTTCCTCGCAGCATGAGCGCTTGTCATTGCGGGGCTCTAAGCAGTAAGGGCAGTACTCCACACCCTTGAGATCTTCTTTCGCTTGTTCTAAAAAGTCTTTCATGTGTTCCTCTTGACGTTGGACTGTTTCATAAAATTCTTGTTGGCTCATAATTTGCCCAAAGGAGTTGCCAAGAGCCATTTGTTGCCCAAGAAGCGAAGGGACCGTACCCACTGAAGGCAGTTATGACGTTGTGTGTGTGTTGGCACACCATCTACGCAGTACAGTCGTCTGACTGTTTTCAATGCTTGAACATTCATTTGTATCTCCTTTTTGTTAAGCAGGGTGTGAATGTATCAGGCTTTTTATATGTTTTGTATAGGTGTTTTCCCTAGTGTNCTTTTGTTTTTTTTGATGTAGGCTCACCCTATGAGCCACCCTAACATCATTGAACACCAATTGGCCTATGAACTTATTGTTCAGGCTACAGACCGTCTGGAACCGTTGCTGCGTCCAGATGACTTAGAAGCTGGTATTGTTGCTTCACTGGCAACAGCACTACAAATCGCTAGCAAACGTCAACTAAAGGAGATGCATGAAATCTACAAAACCAACGCCATTTGATTGGCAAACAAAAACCCCGTCCTTGTTTACAGCAACAGAAAAAGCAACCATGAACTTTTTTGCTGTAGCTAAGAGTACTGAGCGTAAGCAGCTCAAAATTTACTCAAAAGCAGGTGCAAAATGATCTTTAACGCATTGGCAGAATTTCCTAAAGCTGGTTTGACACCAGATGAAAACGGTGAGTACCATATGGGCTTGTCAGAAATGGCAAGATTCAGTGCTTATCAAGATCAACAACAGCGTGACCGTGAGTTCGAGACTCGCCTTGATCGTTGGATGACAGACAACAGGAGTGAACTGTGAAACAAGGACTGTATGCAAACATTCATGCTAAACGTGAGCGCATTGAAGCTGGCTCTAAAGAGAAGATGCGTAAGCCTGGGAGCAAGGGCGCACCATCTGCTGCTGACTTTAAAAAATCGGCTAAAACTGCCAAAAAAGTAAAAAAGTGATATAGTTATTTGAAACGTGGCTAGGGTAGCTCCTGAAAAGACGATTCTTCACCGTCCTGCCAATGTTTCTTCAGTGAAGTGAACCGATGAAGTAAGGTGCGAATATGCTTTTACAGCCAAAAAATTGGGCCGTCTTTCAACATTACAAAGACCGTTGCCCACCATGGATCAAACTCCATCGTGACCTCCTTAACGACCGTGTGTTTATATGCTTGCCACTTGCTAGCAAGGCGCTTGCACCTTTGCTTTGGTTGCTAGCATCAGAATCTAAAGACGGTACTTTTGATGGCTCATTGGATGAGCTAGTGTTTCGGTTGCACATCACACCTAAAGACTATCAAGATGGCATTAAGCCGTTGATTGATAAAGGTTTTTTTGTTCTTGCTAGCGGAGTGCTAGCAGATAGCTATCAAGATGCTATCCCAGAGACAGAGAGAGAGGGAGAGACAGAGAGAGAGGTAAAGACGGAAAAGAGGCAGATAAGCAATCGCGGTTCGCGTTTGCCAGCAAACTTTGTTTATCCAAAAGAGTGGGCTGATTTTTGTTTACAAACAAGACCTGAACTTAATTTGCAAAACACGTTTGACCAGTTTAAAGATTATTGGATTGCTCAACCTGGACAAAAAGGTGTGAAGCTTGATTGGGAAGCAACATGGAGAAATTGGGTGCGTAGACAATCTGCCCCAAGAACAGGCTTTGTCAAACCATTGACCCCTGCTGAACGAGCAACCAACATTGCTCTTGGTAGACCAGCAGACCAACGACTACTTACCCCTGAAGAACAAGCTGAACGGACTAAACGGATTGCAATGCGATGAAAGGCCATCAACCACTCATCCACATGAGGATGTACGGCAAAGCTCCTCAAGCAGTCACCATTGAAGACCACAGGTCCTTGAACAGCCATGATTGGCATCTCTTTGGTGAAACCCCCACTATCAGTGTTTACGGTGATGAGCTATATGACATCGACTTGCGTTTTTGTGTTGACTTGATTGTGAGCATTAGTAGTTTTTCAGAGACAAGAGCGAAAACACTGTTTTTACTTGCAAAAAGTGCAAAAGCTAGGGTTATCACTAGTTGTGTGCTGATTCCTGATGCTCCACACTGGATGCAGACAGGTTGGTCTGACATACACATACAAGCACATACAAGCACTTAAACAAGCATACGAAAATGATTATCAACAAAGATACAGTTGATTTTGCTCTTTACATGAAAGAGACTGACGCTCAGGCAAAGGTCAAGAGTGCTTTCATCTATTCTGAAGCACTGAAAAACAAGCTCCGATTGAAGAAGTCGGTGAACCCCATCGTTTTGCCTTGGTACGGACAGAAGGACAACTTCGAGTTTCGCAAGGGTGAAGTGACCATCTGGGCAGGACAGAACAGTTCAGGCAAGTCACTGGTGACCTCTCAGATTGCTTTGTCCTTGATGGGCCAAGGTGAGAAGGTAGCCATTGCGTCTTTCGAGATGAAGCCTGTCACTACGCTACAGCGCATGGCAAGGATGTGGATAGGGATGAACCCTATGGCTCCTGAGTTCCAGACTGATGAGGGTTTTAAATCCATTGACGACCTGTTTGACCAGTTTAGCTATTGGACTGATGACAAGCTTTGGTTGTACGACCAAATGGGTGCAGTTGACCAGGATGTGATTATCGGAATGTGCAGGTACTGTGCAAAGGAGCTAAGTATTGGTCACATCTTTATTGATAACCTAGCCACTTGCGTTATGGGTGAAGACGACATGTCAGGTCAAAAGAACTTTGTATCTGAGTTGATTAACATTGCTCGTGATTACAACGTCCATATTCACTTGGTTCACCATTTGCGTAAACCATCGAACGAATACGCTATCCCCAACAAGTACGACACCAAGGGATCAGGTGCGATTGTTGACCTTGTGGACAATGTCTGGATGGTTTGGAGAAATAAGGAAAAAGAGGACGAAGTCAAAGATATTGGTCCTGCATCAGCGAAGTTTCATGATGCTGACCAGATGTTGTTTTGCCGTAAGCAAAGGAATTATGAGGGATCTGCTAACGGTGAACCGACTATCAAGCTTTGGTTTCATTTGGATGCACAGCAATATTTGGAGAGAGCTGGTGATGACACTATGTTCTTTCCTAACTGGCCCCACACACGATCAGGGTAATCACTGATGTACGAGTACAGAAAAAAACAATCAAATCAGGGTGACCGAGTTCAAATCGAACAAGGTGAAGCAAGAGTAATTTTCAGATCCTGGCAAACAACACAAGACAACGAGTTTGTTAGAGGAATGCTAGAAAGATCAGAAAAAATGTATGGCATGGGTGCAAAGGAAAGAATCAGGTCTTATCTAACCCAAATGAAAGAAGGAACATTGGAATGAATGATTGCAAACACATGTGGGAGCCCATAGAGGGCCAAGGTATGTACAAATGCATTAGATGCAATGCTTTTCGGAGGATTATCAAATGAATGATGACGAAAAACCAACCCCGGCTGACGATCAGCTACTCTGGATCGTAATAGCGTTTATCGCCTTCATGCTGACACTGATGACGCTGAGGAGTTGTTTATGAGTCGAGAAGCAATAAAGCTGGCGCTGGAGGCGTTGAAACAAATTGATGGGTCAATGCCATTCCCATCGGCTAAGCGGGCTCAAGCAGCCTTGCGAGAAGCACTGGCAGAGCAGCCAGCACAGCAGGAGCCAATTATCAAAAGTTATCTTAAAAAAGATAATTCACAGCCTGTCACATTTTTTGACTACGAGCCCGATGGGATGCACCACAACAAGCCACAGAAACGCCCCCAAAACTGCGGGACAGGCTATTGCTCTTGCATTGAGTGCGTGATGGAGCCAGCACAGCAGGAGAAGAACACATGACCTTTTCTGTGATCTTTCAAGTTGAAGGTACACCAGTACCCAAAGGTCGTCCAAGGTTTGCTAGGAGAGGCAAGTTTGTCTCAACTTACAGCCCAAAAACCACGGTTGACTACGAATCCAAGGTTTCTGACGCTGCCAAACTAGCAATGGGCTCACAGAAGCCCTTAGAAGGGCCCATAGTGGCCTGTATTTACATCACCCTACCTATCCCAGCCTCCTACAGCAAAAAGCGCTTAAACGCCTGTTTATCAGGTGAGGAGCGTCCAACCAAACGCAGTGACATCGACAACTTCTGCAAAGCTATCTTTGATGGCATGAACGGAATTGTTTTTGAGGACGATAGTCAGGTGGTGTCTTTGCATGCAACCAAGGTGTATGGGACTGTAGGTTTGGTTGAGGTGATGGTGCAAGAACATCTCCTATAGGGTTTGTCCTAATACCAATCAAGTTGATTGACCATCACAATTGAGGCTCCACAACAGGAGAGCATCATGATGCAAGAGCAAATTGAAATTGAAAAAACTATTCGTGCTGAGAGCGGCAGTTATTTGCATGTTTCTGAATGGGACGATGGTGGAGCATGGCTGAAGTTGGGCGAAAACCGCTCAAACATTTACACCCCATTGACTCGTTCTGAAACGGAGCAATTGGTGGAAGCTTTGCAAGCTATCTTGGCAAAAGAGGCTGAGGCATGAGAAAGAAAAGCAAATACAAACCCAAGGGTGTACGGCTAGATGCTGTTAACTGGGTACTAGCTGGCATGAAAAAGGTAGGAACACTACCAACTGCTGGTGTTGGTCTAAAGTTGAAAAACCATGAAGCTTTGGATTCCATCATGACAGGCCAAGGAACAAGGGCTCATGTTGATGTGCTGATCCATGCTGTGAACATGGCAGAGGCTTTGATCCGTATTCGTGATGATTTAGGTGCTGATTGGGCAACAGAGATCAGAGCCGCTCAAGACGCCATCTACACAATGGGTAAACGAGGTGTGGAGAGGAACCGTTTTGCCTTTACAGGACCAGAGATGACTGCTGTGAGGGTGGTGATGGATGTCCATGATGCCCAGCTAGATGATTGTTCCGTGAAGGAAATGGAAAAGGCTTTGGAGCTGGTTGCGGAAGAGATCCGGCTGAAGAAGTGCCGACCAATCGTGGAGACAGCATGATGGACGATCCATACCACTACGAAAAGCCTGAATGGTTGGTACTCAAGCAAAGGGAACACAACCGCAAGTTAAGAGAGAAGCGACTAGGTAGGCCAATAGGAACCTGGGGTGGTAAACGTCAGGGTGCAGGTCTGAAGAAAAAGACAGAAGAACCCAAGTACACCAACCTAATCGCATTAACTCTAAACAGCATCCAAAAACAAGTACTCATAGAAATGGGTAATGGTGATCTGGATACTGGTGTACAGAACTTAATCAACCAACACATTTGAAAGCAAAGCATGACTAAAACAGAAATCCTTGACCACTTTGCCTTGTACGCAATGCAAGCGCAAATTGAAAAAATGGGAATTACAAACCCGTTTGCTATGGCTCAGACATCGTATCGGTTAGCAGTAGAAATGCTAGAGCACCGTGACCGCATATTGCGAGAGTGGCAAAGGGATCAAGAGATGCAACACAAGCAATTAAATTCTGACATTAAAGAGCTTGATTTGCCAATCAGGTATCACCGATGCTTGGTTTCTGAGCAAATCATGATGAAGCAAGATCTTTGTAACTGGACGGAACGTGAGATGAGAAGGATTCCAAATTTAGGAGTTAAGGGATTGCAATTTGTTAAAGAAGCAATGGCTTTGCATGGATTGAAATTTAAAGGCCAAGAATGATTGAACAAAAAAAAGATGCTATTGGAAACCCACCGTACTGGGTTTGCACAAAATGCAACTGGGCTTTCCATGTGTTGCAGGAAGCCAACAGACATCAGTGCGGGATAACAAACAAAACAACTCCAACCTATGTGAGTTATTCAAGGAAAAGCAATGATTGAAATCAACCCAGAAAAAGCTATCCGTTACATCCAAGAACATGCAGAGCAATATGCAAAAGCAAAAGGTGATGTAGCGTACACAGAGAACTACCTGAAGGTGGTCAAGTCACAACAGATGAACAAGAGTGATTCCAGTTCCCTTGGTCAACGAGAAGCAGATGCTTATGCAAGTCCTGAGTATGTGCAATCGATATTGGCCCACAAACAGGCAGTAGAAGAGGAAGCACATCTGAAGTGGATGCTGACTGCTGCTCAAGCAAGGATTGAAGTTTGGAAAACGCAGGAATATTCAAAACGTGCAGAGATGAAAAATCTTTGATATACTGACCTTGTTGCCGTGGAAAGCGACAGATTAGAGCCGTTACTCATGCCTTCGCCCTTGGTTTTTACTTTAGGGTTTCCACCGAGGGCAGTAGTAACGGCTTTTTTGTTTTTCACGATGACTCGGACACCATGCGGTACGTCAGTGGTGGAGTCTTAAATAACCCTGTTACACGAGCAAGCCAAAGCAGGGACGGTGGGCGAATTCCTAGAGCCGGGTGGTTGAAATAAGTCTGGGATAGTGCAGTGCGAGGACATGGCTCCGAAGATCACAGGCACAGAGCGAACTGTATTTGCTTACGGTAAGGCTGTGCTTTGCTCCAACATTCACCAAAGATCACTTTAATGAATAACAAATTGAATAGCAAAGAGAGATTGCATTTAGCTAGGGTCAAGGAGCTACCCTGTTCAGTCTGTGATGCACCTGGACCAAGTGATGCACACCATGTAAAACAGGGTTTGCAGTACACTTGCGTAGCATTGTGCAAAGATTGTCATCAAGGTAGTTTTCTTGGTTGGCATGGACAAAAAAGAGCATGGTCCATCCGCAAAATGGATGAAATCGATGCTTTAAATAAAACCATTGAAAGGTTAGTCAATGAACTACGGTGAATTCCTGCTGACGCTGATGCATTCGTCAACAAACACACAGATCCTGCATCGCCAAACAAAAAGCTATGCAGAGCACATGGCATTGGGTGAGTTCTATGAAGCCATCATTCCTTTGGTAGACACCCTCACGGAGTCTATTCAGGGCCTAGAAGGCGAGATCATCGAGTACCCTGTGGATTACTATGGCCCAGCATCTAGTGGCCTTGAAGAGCTGTCTTCACTGAAGGACTACGTTGCTGATGAGCGCATCAACCTGCCAGCAGCCAGTGAGATCCAAAACATTTGCGATGAAATCTCTGATCTGATTAACAGTACGCTATACAAGCTCAAATTCCTGAAGTGATTTTCCCTGAGTGAGTGACTTTAGACCTCCTAACCGAGGTCTTTTTTTTGGTCAAAAGTTTTTGAACCTGCCGAAAATCCAGAAATGCCCTGGTTAAAAAATAGGGAGGCCCAAAAAATTTGACGGGGGGGGTCCTTTTATTTCTACAGAAAGACCCTGCCAAAGGTCAGTTGACCCCATCAAGGCCCGTCAACCCCCCATCGACACCTATTGCTGGTCAACAATCCAAAGGGGGCTACAAAGCCACTATAAGGCTTATAAAGGGCCTAATTTCAATCCATGCACCATAGCCCTACAAAATACAGATAAAGCCTCAAAAGCCCGATTTTGTGAAGTAAGTGCTTACTAACTTAACAAACCCAAAAAAACCCGGAACGAATCCGGGATTCTTTGAAATTGTTAGTTAGATGCTGTCAACAAGTACCCAAAAAAAGTCAGGCTTAACGCTTCGCCATTGTTTAGGGTTGTCGCATGATTGAACGATCAAGCCCAATTCATGTACACCAGTAACTGTCCAGAGGGTCACATTGTCAATTGTGGTGATAACCCCTATTTGTCCAATTTGGTTTTCTATGTGCATATGTTCTTTCAATGTGTTGAACGGTAATAGCGTAAACCGTCATAAGGACAAACAATCCAGCGTTTGATTGATCCGTCAGGCTTTGTCCACAATTCACGGGGAAAGTCTTTGTAATGTGTTGCACCGTAACCAAAACGGATTTCGGCGGGTGTTGGGTTTCGGTGCGCAGTAAGCGAATCACTGCCGGATTTGGTGCGATAAAAGTCATATGTCATTGTTTAGCCCTCTGGATGTTCTTGTTGAAACAGAGACACTGCCTCTTTTTTGGTGTATCCCATGTACTGTTTAGAGACTAGGTAACCGTCAACAATGGCACTAATGCGCCAGGCCCCTTGAAATGTGCGCTCAATCTCCAATGAATATTTGCTCATGCCATGTCTCCATCTTCGGTAAATTCGTATTCGTTAATTTCCATATGTTCTTGAATGGCTTCATCAGAGTAATGCCAAGCAATGTCCCGCCTAACTGACGACAAAAAAGCATCAATTGCAGTCTCAAAGGCGTGATGAGCATTGCCCGTTTTTTTAAATTCATCGTGAAATGTGTAGCGTAAATCACTGTCAAAGCAAAATCCAGTAGGCATTGCTTCACGATTAAAGCTGGATAGTCTTACGCCCCGGAAGTGTTTCGGTGTTGCATCTGTAACGATTGAAGCCCGATAACAGTCTGACAATGTGCATTCTGTGACTTTGATGCAAAATTCATCGCAAAAAGCATTGAGACTATCTAAACAGTCTTTTGTCCACGGGTATTCCATGTAATAACGCTGTTTCTCAATGGCCCGTTCTTTAGCTTTGTCTGACAATTCATCAAAGGTGTAAATTGTGGTTTCAATTGTTCTCATGGTGTACCCCTTAAAAGATTTGGTAAACAATTTCGCAGTCTGTTTCACCTAAAACAACAGTGTTTTCATTCAAATAGTCAAGGACTTGTTGTTTTTGCTCATCTTCGTTTTCGTTTTCGTCAATCTCGATTGAGTAGTTAGCCGCTATATCGTGCCAATTGTCTGTTGCATATTCACAACAAATGGCAATAACATCTAATTCCAATTCTTGGCCCGTTGATTCTTCCATCTCTTCCAAGTACTCAAAAATAACCATTAGGGCTTGATACCCGAATTGATCGTATCGGTCATATGCCCTAAAAGCATCAACAAAGTCTGAAAAATTTATTGTCTGTTTCATGGTGTTTCTTTCGGTTTAATAGGTTAAAACGTCAAAGTAAGCAAGGGCAAAGCCAGCAAGGACAAGGCCCAAAAGAACGGCGGTAAGGATGTCAAAAATTGTGTCTTTCATGGTTAGTCTCCCAATTGATGTGCGTCTTTATCTGGATTGAATTCGCCTACATTGCCGCCCGAATAGGCGTGCTCAGCTTCCATTGACAGTGCTGTCAAGGTTTGCTTGTCAAGGATTGACGTTACATCGGTGCATTCAAAGTAGACCGCTATCAATCGGTCAAGATATGACGGGATTTCAAGATCCAGCACTACAGTAACGATTCCACCGTTTAAGGTTGTTTTGTACTCATGCTCCATATCAAGCCCCTTGATTCAAAAATTGCTCATAAGCAACCATGTCAGCATGGACACGGTTAAAAAGCCCGGAAAATGCCTTTAAAAGGGTTTCGCGGTTGTTTTGATCTGCAAGCATGTATGCACATGCAATAGCGCTTGCAAAGCTCCCGTAATGGTCTTGCATGCGTTTTGCTGTTTTGTATGCCTGATCTTCAGTGAGTGTATGCATGTTATCGATTCCTTTCGATTGTTGATAAAAGTAGTGCCCTACACCTATATAGCATGGAAGAATCGTGCCAGTTGCTGTAAGTTGTTGATTCTATTGATCCCTCCAAAACCCTATGAGGGCAAACCCTTACAACCATGTTATTCATATCAAATGAATTCAAATGCACTGTAAATTGTGCATAACCTGTGAATAACTTTAGGATTGTTGACCTGCTGGAATTTTGGTCAAGAGCAAGGCAAAAAAGAAAAGAAAGAAAACCCCGGATTGTCTTGTAAGCCACTATCCATAAGGAATAGACAAGGGAACAGACAAGCTCTCAGGTTTCCAGCGCATGACTATTCCAGAGACTACAAAACACTGGAAAACAACAAAGACATTGGGCCCTCCCCCAGACATTTATTTGTTCGCTCTACAGAGTGATAAAGCACCTAGGAGCTACTACCCCCCAAGGAATCTACAGACCCCCCTAGAATCGCCTTTAAATGCGTTTTAACCCCCCTGGAAATGGGAGGGGGTAGGGCTGGAACTGGAGCAAAAAGAGGGGGCCCACTCCCCCACAGTCAATTTTTTTACAAAAACTTTTTCCTCCTGTCTCAATCTGGAACGCAAACTAAACCTGAGTATTACTTCTCTAGAAGAAAAACCCTTAAAACTAGGAAAAGTGCCAGTTTTACCGGGGTTATATAAAAGATTGCCAAGCAGAAATGTAGTACTCGCAGTCCTGTATAAATTTTTTTGCTCAAAACTTTTCTGGTTGTTAGAATGCAGCCATCGTATTGAAAGGCAATGTATGGAATGGACACTGGCGCATCCTTTGCATGATGTTGATGACATTGTTGAACTGGCAGACAGTGTGTTTGGCATGGAAGCTGATGGGATTCTTACCAGGGACAGGAATGTGTTTCGTAAGAATGTGACGATTACGGCTACTGTCCAACTGTTTGACAAGGGTAAAGAGTTCTTAGCTGTCTGTAGACCTGTGGATAAGTCTGTGGATAACTTATTGGCTTACTGCTGGTTTGACCGTGGTGGGTATACGACTTACGCAAANGAGGAGATCTCAAACGCCAAGTTCCACCATGTTGACTTGTCTCTTCCTGTTAGACAACGTGTTAAATTGATCCATGAGATGATTGACCAACATATCCTGTGGGCACATAGTTGGGGTATTCCTGTTATNTGCTCAACCAGTATCCGAAGTGAGCATGATGGGTTTATGAGAATCCACAAGAAACGTGGATTTACCACTAACGGTAGTTATGCTTGGATAAGAACCGAGAATGCTATAAAAGGTTTGACATGAAAAAACCCAAAGACGCTGATATTCTTTTTGGTGAGATCAGACCAGAAGGCAGCAACGTGACCAATCCTGAAGAGCTGGAGAAGAGAAAACACTACATGAGGATGAAGAGAGCCGAGAAACGGGCTATGGGTTTGGCTACTGGTGAGAAGTTTCCCAAGCAAGAGGCTTCTAAACCTCAACAGAGACAGCAGAAATCGATTGTTAATCGGGTTACTGAATACGGCGCTTTGTTCAACAAGCTGAATGAGGAGAGGTTGGCTAAAGGTCTGCCTCCTTTAAAAACAGCAATGGAGGTACTGATTGATGCGATGCAATCTGATGAAATTGATATCAAGGATAAAGCCCGTATTGCTGATAAGCTGGCTCCGTTTGAATCATCTCGTGCCCCAATCATTTCTATTGAGCATGTGAACAACGTCAACAGAGAAGAAGAGGTGTCTGCTGATGACGCTTTGGACGACTTCTTGACGGCTTTGCGTAAAGTGTGATAATTCAATTACTTTCATGAAAGGTTAGTATGTCTACCAACTTCCTGTACGCCCAAGCGCCTAACCGCACTGGCAACATGTCCAAGCACTGCCCAACCAAATCTGGTGGTGCAACCAATGTAACTGGTCCCAAGCACGGNGTGTCTGGCCCCAAAGGTCAACAAGGCGCTCCTAAGGCTGGTGGCAACATCGCTAGTCGCAATCAAAAGGTTCAGGTCAGCACCCATGCTGATTACTGTGGGACCATCAAGAACGATGGCTACATGGACAAATCTGTTAAAAACTATCTGGGGTAAATCATGTCCTACGGAAAAGTAATCTCTGGCGG